TTGACAGCCCGCACAAAATATCTTCCGTCCTTATAGTCGTAATCCGCATCATGCAGATTTGCGCTGTCTCCCGGAATGACGAAAGGCACCAGCCATGTAGTGATGCTTCCGTCGTATCCGTCAAAGGTCAGCCTCTTGCGTTCACTCTCACCACGAAGCTTCATCGACGCATCGTCAGAGGTCGCGCACTTTACCTCCACCTTATCTGCTCCAGTAGGTCCAAAATGCCTTTCCTTGACCTTTCCGTCCGGCATGATAGCCTTGACTACCACTTGAACCTTTCTCTCGTCTGCACGCCTGTAATTCAAACTGCAGGACTGTACGTTCTGGGCGAAGTCATAGATGATATCCTTGCCGACTGTCTGTCCTGGTGCATGAACGTGGAGCGTATCACCTTGGATGTAGATATCAGCTCCGCTTTCTTCCTGCACCTTTTTCAGGACATCAAAACCTGTTGCACTGTTGATTGTGAACTTCTCATATGTCCAGCTGTAGCTGCAGTCAATCTTGTACCCTCCGCCAATGCCTTTTACTACGAGCTTGAGAAGGTCTGCAAGTGTTATATCGGTCTTCTGTTGGTCTTCTAACCCTATTCTAAACTTGAATAAATCGTCCTCGCATTCAATGGTTATTGCGCCATTGTCAGTGCCAATGCGCTGAACCCAGCCTGCAAATTCTTCGACCATTCCGGTCTCTTCGTATCCTAGAGAGATAGTCACCTTGTCACCTCTCTTGATCTTCGATTCCACATCGAGCGCAGCGTTGTATTCCGCCGCAGGGAGAATGATAGTCGCAGTGTCAGCCAACAGCTCCACAGATCGGTTTATCTCGACCTTTTCGAGCATTCCCACCTTGTAGTTGCCGACCCTTATGTCATATCTCATTGTAAACATATCACTGCACCTTTAGATCTTCTTCCCTTAGCAAAAGCTTATATATGTCGTCACTCACAGCTCCGATAGTGTATGCCTGGTTAAACGGACCGGATGTGAAAGGAAAATCAAAACTCTCTATTACGATCTGATCAATCGAAAAAATCTCAAACAGCGGGCACATGACCTGCACGGTTGCAGCTTCACAAAGCCTTTTCAGGGCCTTTACATCCTCATCCGGATATCCGGTACCTTTCGGGTTCATGAGGATTCCGCTGATGCTTATCTGGTAGTCATCCTGCGACCAACGCTCCTTAATCGAACCTCTCACCTTACCTTTGGCGACCTGCTTCTTTGCAATCACATTCTTGCCGTTGATAGTGATTATGGGCTCATACGGAAGCAACCACCATCCCTCACCCTCAAGTCTCATCCACAACGGGCACTGCATCGGGACGCCGTTTGCGTTGGCTACCGCCTCCTGCTGCTGCGCTTCAGATAGCTGGATATCGTAACCGCTGCCGTCGGGTCTTACAACAGCCTTCTGCAGAAAGCTGAAGTACGGCGGAGTCTTTATCAAAGACTTCATCTTGCCGGTCTCATGGTCTATTTCAAACGTCATCATCGCGCTGCTGCTGTTGCGGCCTCAAGAGACCTGTTAATTGCCTCAAGAACCTTTCTTGAGAGTGTATTCATATCGATATCTTCAGCCGGGAACACGTTGACATCCTCCCAGAACTTGGAGATATTAAGAGTTATCGAAGTATTGCGGGTTCCACCGGTGGTGATGTCGTTTGCAACTGTCGAAGTGCTGAGAGTCGAAGCTGTGCCTGTCGCCAGCTTGCCGTCTGTACCTGCAGCTGCCTTCGGGTCAGATATCTGCTTTTTGGTCTGTTCAGCCAGATGTGCCTTATAGTTACCACCGACGCCCGATATGATATCTGCCGATGTACTGAAAGCCTTTGACCTTGCGTCATGTCCTGTAATCAGAGACGCTGCACTTTTTGCTGAAGACCAGGCACCTGAAAAGTCACCTTTGAACAGCTTAGCCAAAGCCTCTCCGACCTTACCTATACCTGTAAGTAATCCGGTGATTCTATCGATGACAAGGTCTTTCAGCATTCCGGCAAAGCCTTTCATCGCATCCCACACAGTGAGAATGACAGCTCTGAATCCTGCAAACTTATTCCAGCAGACCGCCACGACCGCAACCAGGGCAGCAATGCCCGCCACGATAAGACCTACAGGGTTAAGGTTCATTACGACATTCAGGATCTTCTGAATGGCTACCCACGCCTTGAGGGCAATGACTGTAGAGTTAACTGCCACATTGTATGCAGCAACAGCTGCAACTACAGGAAGAAGCCATTTTCCATAATCAATCAAGAACTTCAGAACACCTTCAAGCACCGCAAAGACCTTATCAAGAACATTTCCCATAGTCCTGAATGCAGGTATCAGTAACGGTTGAATGATGTCGTAGAGTCTTAACAGTCCCGCAGAACCCTTGCCCTTGAGCTGGTCAAATGCTCCCGGCGCAGTATTGGCCAGTTCATTGATCATTCCTTCAAACCTTCCGCCCGGACCCGTCGCCTTTTCGAATGCCTTTCGTACCAGATCCGCCGATATCGCACCTTTGCTCATCTCATCCTTAAGCTTTGCTACAGACTTACCCGTGAGCTCAGAAATATCGAGAAGCGGATTATATCCGGCGTTGATCAGCTGGAGAAGGTCATTTCCTTGGAGCTTACCTGCAGAGCTTATCTGGCCGAATACCAGGGCAAGGCTCTGCAGTTTGTTCTTGTCGCCCATTGCGACATCTCCAAGCATCTGAAGATCTTTATAGACAGTCTCTGTCGATATACCAAATCCCATCATGGTTTTGGCTGCTTCCTGAATCTCAGGACGATTCCAGACGGTCTCGTCAGCGTATTTATTCAACTGTCCAAGAAGCTTTGTCGAAGTCTCTTCAGAACCCGCGAGGACGCGGAATGCTGTTGCAGTCTTCTCCGTCTCCATTCCCAGCTTAGCGACAACGCCTACGCCTGTGGACAGGGCGACTATAGGATTGGCGAAGAAAGACGCACCAGGCAGGGACATGAACGCATTCTTCAGTTTATTGCTGGTAGTATTGGCAAGACGTTCAGCCGCAGCTTCAGCACCACCCAGTCTATCCTGAAGGGCACTGACTCTGCGGATGACAGCCTGATCACCACGCGCAGCGATATCGATTATGAACTGAAGAGTATTCACTTTCCTGCTTCTCTTTTACGTATATCTGTCAACTGGGCTATCATCGCAGCCCACTGCTGGTCAGTCAGCGTATCCGGGTCCACATGCAGATAATATCGCAGCATCGTATTGAAGTAGCCTATAAAATCCGCATCAGGTCGCCCGTCTGCCAGCTCTAAAGCTTTTTTACTTCACCGGTCTTGACTTCTGCAAGGGCTTCGATGACGCCCATTGCACCGATGAAGTACTCATCTTTATCCAGGATCTCTCTGTCTCCGCCCAACCAGCATGCATTCATGAGGGTTTCGGAGTACTTGATTACATCCTTCATCTGATTACTTGCTACGGATGCGTAAGAGATCTCCTGTCTTGTAGGCTTACGAAAGTATCCTACCTTATCCTCGACCGTGTATGAAACGACATCGCCGTGCTGTTTCTTCCAGTCTTCAATCTGTGTCTGTGTAATTTCATTCATCGTTCTATTGCTGTTATAATGTTATTATAACGCCCCCGGACAACCGCCCGGAGGCGCGATATCTTCAGATCCTACTTGTATCCTCTCTTGACATCGAGCATAACAAGAGGCAACTCTATTTCCATGAACTTGTCGTTCTGGTTAAGTCCCTTCGGTATCTCCGTAATCTCACAACCTACGAGAAGGTCGGTTGTGATCACGTCACCTTTGGAAGGGTTACCGTATGCGACAACAATGTTGAAGCTGATATCCAAAGCGTCTCCGCCTGCTGCAAGCTCAAGAGCCTCAAGCTCGCTCTGGAGAAGACGGATAGAACCCACAAAGGCCTTGTTTCCGCGCTGGATGGAATGAGGCTTATTGCCCTTGCCATACAGAGCTTCCTTCTCCTGTGACGACGTATAAGTGACGCCTCTGATTCCGGTGATCATTCTTCCGGCAGCGACTACGCTGACGTCAGCCCATTCGTACTCCCTACTGTTAAACTTCGGCATGATATGTCCTCCTATGCGTTATTAGTTAGAAAACCCAGCTTACAGTCAATCTCGCGTGCATAACCGAATGGTCGTACCTTGAGAGTGACATCCACTCTGCCTGATGAGAGAACATTCTGCGAAGCGTCTATGATACACCTGCAGCCGCTTCCACCGACAGCGCTGAGCTCTCCGTTAGAGGTCATCTGTCCATCGATAGCCGACTCTACAGAAGCCTGCCAGCTCTTGACTACAGCCTGCTGCATTGTGCCGTCTTCGTTAAGCTCGACCTCTGCAGAAAGGAAGTCAAGAAGAGTGTCATAGGCAATACGTGCAGCCTTGTCTATCGTGCGGCGTGCTGTCAGATGCGCGTAGTCATCTGTAGGATTACAGCAGAGGATATCGTCGCTGAAGTAGTAACCGGCACGTCCTGTATGGATGCGAGGTACCAGATAGCCCTTGTCGTTGATAGTGCGGACGTCAGACATCTTCTTATCCACGAGCTCTCCGGCAAGGAACATCTGCGGACATGCAAGGGCACCGGCGAGAACAGCTGCGATATTACGCTGGATTGGGACTGATGCGATACGACCCGCGAGGGTTCCTACAGCTGCATCCTTACTGTCTTTCTTAGTGTCTCCGATGAGAACGGCAACCCTATTGTAGGCATCCTCCGTCATGTCCGGAAGGTCAGCTGCCTTACTGTAAGCCCTGCCCTCAAGAACAACGAATACAGGAGCATAGAGAGCATCTGCACAGTGTTCTGCTGCTGCCTGGGCTACAGGCACCGCACTCAGAACATCCTCCGATAGTCCCTCGGTAGCTGCATCAGTGCCTGTGCCGGCAATGACAACTCCGCGTACCTCGCCCTTGAGCTGTTCAACCAGAGACACAAGGTTTCCGGTGTCCTTGTTACAGAATGCCGTCATGGTACCTGTATATCCGGCGATATACAACGGCGTACCCTCCGGCGCTTCAGAATAGAATTCGCGCACAATCTCCACGAGTCGTGCGTTATTCTCCTCTGTCACTCCAAGATCATCGAGCGATGCTGGACCGTAAATGAGGTAAGGCTTGCCCGCCTCAAATGTACTGGTCACAGGTGCAGCACCCAGCAGTACGAGCGCAAGGAGACCGTCCTTGGATTCAGGCGTGACTCCCAGCAGACCGTTAAGGTATTTGATTGTTACTTTTGGTAATGACATGATTTGATTGTATTAAGGCATGTCCCACCTGCCTGCAGGCGGGACACACCTGTGAATTATGCTGCTGTACCCTCGACAATAGCGAAGATACCCTTACCGTCAGTGCGTCTCTTTGCTCCACCTGTGCGAACAAGGAAAGAGTAGATATCACCGTAGTATGTCGGGTTGTTTACGCTGTCGAACATCACTACCTCACCCATAGCAACTGACACTGCATCCTTGTGGAATGCGAGACCTGCTGCAAGGTCTGTAGCGTTGAGAGTTGCGCTCTCAGAAGTCTTCACAAGAGCACCCGCAGATGTGAATCGAAGCACAGTGCTTCTCTTCATCACCTTGAATCCGTAGAGTTCACCTACGATTCCCTTCTTAGCGTCTGCCTGAGCGAAGAATCCAATCTTCTGAGACTCGATCATGTCTCCGAGAAGGTCATTGTACATCACTGCATCGAGAAGGAGGTAACGGTCTGCTGCCGGTACATCATGAAGGTCAAACTTGGTCTGAAGGGCGAGAACGTCCTTTGTTGTAAGCGCCTTGCGCTGACCTGTTGCATTTGTGATGTAAGCGTCACGGGAAGCACCAGTGGTAGTGATTCTATACTTAGCGTCAGGAGCCCACTTCTCAAGAATGCTCTGGTGAGCATCGTTACGAAGCTTGTTCTTGTCCTGTGAGATCACCGAATTTCTCTTGCTGTAAGAGAGCTCGACTGTGTCAGCATGTGGGATGCGCACTGGGTCAGTTGTGAACTCATCAAGATCATAAGTCACGTCTACGTCTGTGCGTACCTTCACTTCTGCAGGGAGGGTTGTGCGGTTCTTCTTTACACCAGAAGGAGCGCCCGCATTAGGAATGTGAACGGTCTTGCCCTGGTTCACATACTCTGAGTCATTGGTCGCCTTAGAGGCGAATGAATCATCAGGCCAGAACTCCTCGATAATCGTGTTCTGCCAGATTTGTTTCTGTACTGCCATGTCTTTATCTGTTAAGCGTTAAACTTTGCCTTCATCTTCGCCTCGTAAAGGTCCGGATAGTTGTTCTTGAGCTCCATGAGGCGCTCCGCCTTGTCGATCTCGTCCCAGCTCATAGCCTCAAGCTGCTGACGTGCTGTCTGATTGCTGCCCTGACCATTGACAAAGTCCTTGACTCTTCCGGCAGCCTTAGGCATACCCTCGAGGATAGCCTTAACACCTTCGAAGTCCTTTCCCATAAGGGCGAGGTACTGTTCCTTCTGAGCGGCCTGAATCTTGCCGTCAGCGATTGCCTGGTTTACCAAAGCCTCGTGAGCTGCCTTCTCTGCTGCAGCCTTCTCAGCCTTCAACGTTTTCAGCTCAGACTCAAGAGCCGGCACCTTAGCCGCCTCATTCTCCAGCCTGGCCACTTCTG